GATCTGAGGTTGCTGTCTAAAAGAGATGATGATCTTAAGAAGATCTTCTTCTATTGGGCAAGTGCCGCTCTCTCTGAAATGACTAGTGAGACAGAACTGCAAGGTATGACTATCCCCCCTGTTGGGTCTGATACTGGAGACATCTATGGTGCAAAGATCCTCAACCAACTTGGTGGTCGAATGAAAAGAAGGCGACAAGCGAGTGTTGCAATGTACGCAAACTTTTTGAACAATCTATATGAGGAACTTAAACCACTCCTTATCAGCGGTATCAACAAAGCCTATACTAAATTTGCTTATAATAATAAAGAATTTGAGAGACTAAACAGCGACATTCTTGAAGATCTTTGGCAGAGAGCTACGCTGTGGGCTGTGACTGGTACAAGAGATAGTGCAATAAGAGATACAGAGGTATCCCCTTGGAAAAGGATCGAGGGAAATGTCGAGGGGGGAGGATCTCTCGCTGAGAGAGTTATGAAAGCTATCCGTAAGGGTGTATTCAGTGCTATGACTTCTAAAGGACGCTACCTAAGCCTTGATGAAAGAAGACGACTAGGACTGGCTAAGGTAGATGGGGAAAAAATCAGACAAGAATCTATCGAGGGGCAATCTTCGTCTGGTGAAGAATACAGCAAACTCGATCAGTTTTCAGCTCAAGGGTTCATTGAGAATATGGATGGAGTGGGTGATACTGAGAAGTACATAAAAAAGCATAAACTAACGGAGGAAGAATTAGAGACTCTAACAGGTCTATTGACTGATGGGACTTACGAAGATAAACCTTATCAGAGGGCACTCGTACTTGAGATACTTGTAAGGTCAGGTCATATTCTCAAGGACGATGCCTTTATAAGAACCTTAAAACTCGACTTCATGGATGGTAAGTTTGAGGGTACAGAAGCAATGGAAAAAGCGGTAGAGGTACTTGAGTTGACAGGAAACCCCATCACTAAGGAACTTGTGGATCTTCTCCAAAGTTATGCTTCGGGTGAACTCGATGAAGATGCTTTTGAGGATCTTGAGGGTAACTTGATAGCTGACGGTTGGTTGGTTGATAACATAGAAATAGAGATAGAATCCGAAGAAGCTGTTAAGATGATCAATGAGAAAGCTGAACAAATGGCAGAAATAGCTGTTCAAGCTATTAACTTACCAGAAGGTGAGCTTGGAGAAGCCATCGGTGACCTAGCTAAAAAAGAACTAGAAGTGAAAGAGTTAAAGAAGCTCTTAAAGCTGTTCACCGAAGATGGTTTCCATTGGATGCTTGACGCTAATCTGTATCTTGATGACGCAGAATGGGCTAAAGCTCTGAGGGAGTCGAACCCTAAAGCTTTGAAAGCAATCCAAGAAGCCATCGAAGAACACCAAGAGCCTCTTCTACCTCTAGGGTTGAAGAATGTTCTCAATTCATCTGTCTTTGAGGACAAGCAAAAAGTGATAGCAATCAAAGAGTTTGTTGATCAGTGTATGAATAGTGGTGCTATTAAAAAAATGTTCGGTCAGTCTAGGGGGCCTCTTGGTTGGTTCATTGAGTTAGCTATCGTTTTAAACGGAAAGTCTATCACAGGGAGAAAAAATGGATCTCCTTTTACACTAAATATTGAGAAGGTAAGATTCTTTGACCTCACCCAAGACTTTTATGCTCAACTTGCTGAATTTGTTAGAGTGGCGACTGATGGAGAGATAGACGCTCTTGTGGGTAAGCTTGATGAACTCGTTGAACCATATAGGCCAAAAGGGTTGACTTATTCAGTATCAGATTGGTTAGAAAAGATAGTGGTGACCTGTAAAGAAAGAAAGAAATCTGGAAATCAAGCATGGAAAGAAGCTCGGACAAGTGGGATTGGGACAATGAAAGGTTTCTATAGCGTTGTCGCTAGTGATCTTGTTCGGTATCGCTTCTATCTCGACATTGGTCTTACTGAGGGGGATAACTTACCAGAGGGTCTAGGTAATCCAGATTGTGATAATCGTGTTCTAGGTCTAATGAGACCGATCCCCACCAACGCTGTTAATGAAGTTAAGAGCGAGGGTTATGATCTTATGTTAAGGTCTTGGCAAGCTGAAGTAACACAGGCCACTCAAAGGCGAGTTGATTTGAGGATTACTGAAAAAGCTAAACTTAACCAACAAGTAAAAAAGGTATTCAAAGAGTTCGGTATCGAAGAGGGTACAGAGCTATATGAGGCATTTGTTAATCTCGGTTAATCTGTAGTTTATTTATCATCGGTAGTTTAGTATCAAACCCCACTAGACTACTGGTGATAACATGAGCGAAGACCTACAGATTTCTTATGCCTGTCCTCATTATCTTCGATATGAGAGGGTAGGACTACAAAACAGTATCTACATTATACCCGCATCACCAATCAATGGTGAGGGTCTTGTAGTGATTAGACGAGATGGTGTCGTCCTTGAACCTCAAGGTAATTACCGAGAAGCGACTATCACCACTCCTAATGTGTCTCCTTTTAGGGTGAGAAGTACCTCCAATGTGCTTACAATAACCACTACAGAGGGGTACTCAAACACAATCACCTTACCCTCGAAGATATACAAATCAAAGACCTTGATCTCCGAAATACAAAGCCAAATCGGAGCGATCATTGTTGAAGAGACTACATCAAAAGCGTTGAGGTTTTCTGATCGAAAATTAGGTATTGGGTTTACCCTCACAGGAAGCCTATTAAAAGCACTTGGTTTCAAGAAGCAAAAGCAAGTTATTAAAACGAAAAAGTCTACTCCTGCTTGGGGGTTAGTTTCACGACTCAACGGACATGATATACAGTTCAAGAGCAGATTAGAACCTGAAGGTTTACTAGAAATATCTTACACTACCGAAAAGCGATACTGTAGAAGATGTGGTGGCACAGGGGTTGAAAACGACTTTAGATTCGGTACTGATGGAGACATTCAAAAGATACAAGACACTGATCTACTCTATCAGAACATAGCCAAGACTCTTTTGACTGAGATCGGGTCGAACCCTTACCACGCTTGGTATGGATCAAACGCTAACCGACTCATAGGTAAAAAGAATAATGCTTCGGTTGGGGTCGCTTTAAGGATGAGTGTACAACAGGCACTAGATAAGTTGCAGAAAATCCAACAAGATCTCAAGAGGGTACAATACCTTAGCCAAGAAGAAAGATTAATGAGCGTTCAGTCTGTGGAAGTTTCTACACTCAATAACAATGCGACTGCATTATTGTGTAATGTGGTTGTTCGTAGTGGAGCAAATCGTCAAGTGAGCGTAAATATAGTCTTTGAAGTACCTGGTAGCATTTCATTAGATGGGAGTTTGACATGAGCTATAGCTTAAAAATTGTAAAGCCAGATGGAGTTAGTTCCACTGTTTCAACAAGTTATTCTACAGATAAAGAAGAAGTATTCATTCATGGTCTTGTTGAGGGGTACGATCAAATCACAGTGTCATTCTTAGATGAAGTATTCACCTCCGTAGGACAAGAAGCAGACATCACAATTAGTAATGGGACTTGGGTATTCCCGAATCCAGACACGACACAAGAGGGGATAGACTTAAATCAAGGGGCTAACAGCTTCTTTATCACAGCAACAGATGGGTCAAACACTACCTCTTTAACACTCATCGTCATCTCTAGTCTTGACTCAAATACTGCTAAACCTCAGCCCCCTCTCAATATAAAATCCGAGAGAGCGGATGATAATGTAGTTCTTAGTTGGTTACATTCAGACTCTGAGATTATCTCTTATAATGTGTACGCTTCTACTGTAAGTGGAGGGGGTGATGGTTATCGACAGATCAACAAGATACCTATTGACCCGATTTCTTATGGGTTTAAGTCTGAGAAGGTTACCTCTGTAGTAGATTTCTCTAGTGATCTTAAAACAATCGAAGAAGACCCAAATGTCCTTACGATAAAAGCCTTACAGAACACCACATCAAGTGATATAGGTACACAAGAAATTGCTGAGAGCATCAGTCGATTAAGAGTGTCAACAAATGTGTCTGCAATCGAGTTAGAAACAAAGGTGTCTTTCAAACATAATCGTAGTATACCAGACCAAGCGAATACAATAGATATAGGCGATTTTTCTTCTCTCAATGCAAACACACCTCTTTACTATGTCATTACAGCAGTCAAGGTCGTGGATAACCAATCGGTTGAGTCCACTTTTAGTGTTGAAGTTGGATCCGCACCGATTGACTTACAGATTGTCAATACAATCCTACCCAATGTGACTGATGCACAGATTACAGAGAGTATGATCTCAGCTATTTATGATGCAGACTCCACAGCGAGTGTCCATGCTGGGTCTGCGATAAGAGACTTGTTTATAGACCCAGTAGTGTCAGAGATCTCTCGCATGAGAGTCCTCTTAGATTTCTGCTACAAAGCTACCAACTTTGTGTCTCTTAACGACATTGATGACCCAACAGGATTGGGTGAGTCCATCTTCGTATCTAACTCAAGTTATAAACAGCTCTTAAAAGAGGCTTACTTCCTTGATACCGACACACAGGTACAAAACCTTATCGACATCTGTTTTGATCGCCTAGCGTCTAATCTAGGCATTGTTAGGTTATCAGGTCAGGTGGCTAGAGGTGAAGCAACTTTCTTCTCAAGAAGTCTGCCTACTTTTGATCTGATCGTACCTATAGGACAGATCCTCTCTAGTGGTGGTGTGAGATTTAGAACTCTTCAAGGGGGGACAATCACAGTTTCTGAAGCACCTAGCTTTTACAACCCAATCACACGCGGATATGAGATCACCTTACCAATCCAAGCTGACACAGCAGGTCTTAGTGGGAATGTTACATCGGGTCAAATCACAACTGGTGCTCCTTTAGGGTTAAGTGTAATCAATAACTCATCTACATTTGGAGGTTCTACTAGAGAGACAAACCAAGAAATGATGACACGAGCAATGACTTACATATCTTCTGTAGATGTAGGCACAAGAGCTGGTTATGAGCGAGTGGCTAGAGAGTCAGCAGGTGTTTTAGGCTATGAGGTTATAGATGCTGACAACCCATATATGCTTCGAGATAACGATCAAGGGGGGAAGGTAGACATTTGGATTAGAGGTGAACTGTTGAGCCGAGTAACTGATGTATATGCTCCGTCCTATAGGTCAAGAAAAGACTCAAGGTTCATCCCTATACAATCGGAGGGTGCATATAGGTTTCAAGCCTCAGATGCCACCTCAGAGAACCCTCTCTTTCAAATGATTGATCGAACTAATACCTTTGGACTTAAAAACCAAACCAATGGTGAGTTCTTCGACCTTACAGGAGCAACTATTTCTGAAGGTAAGATCCTTCGACTCAATACAGACATATCCCAACCCACATATCGCATGACCGACATTATCTTGGGAGACTATAGAACTGATGTTACTAATAAAGTCGTGCTTGATCGACAACCTGTTCGACAAGTCATTTCTGTCCGTAAAGCAGATGGTACTGATCTGACTTTCACCTTCTATAAAACCGAAGATCCTCTTGTGCAAGGACAGTCCTCAAAATCTCAAGACTATATCATCCTTGATAACGATGGATTAGAGAAGATCATCTCAATCACAGCCGAGCAACAAACCCTTAATGAACTCTACACTGAAACGCTATCAAATCGTGGGGTAGACATCACTACCATTGTAGTCAAAGACTCAAATGGTAATACTTTTGCAAGCCCATTGACCTCTGCAACGCCAGATTATGTTATCGAAGTTAATGGTGATCTGACAACGATTAAGAGGACTACTTCAAGTACAATCACATCGAGTCAAACAGTCCTTGTCGATTATGAATACCTAGAAAACATTACAGTAACCTATCAGACAAACCTAGTTGTATCTAACCTACAACTAGAAGTTGATGAACAAAAACACATGGGTGCAGATGTTCTTATAAAAGAAGTTTCTCCTGTTCGAGTTAATGTAAAAGGTCTTGTCTACTTAGAACAAGGGACATCAGCTACTAGTGTTGACTCAATAATCAAAGCCTCTTTATTCAATCGCATAACGGAAACAACTCTTGGTGGGAGTCTTTACCCATCCGATTTCATTCGGGAGATTGACTCTGTACGAGGTGTTTCTTATGTCTCTGTTCCTTTGACAGAGCTTTCACTGACTGAAGGAGATCAGATCCTTCGTGAAAAAGTGAACCCAACAGTGCCTGTGGAAGTCACAGAGTTTACAAGCTCTAGTCATAAAGTATGGCTCATGGATGTTCAACTAGATCATGTACCTCAACAAAGTGGGGGGTCAAATGCTAGGGTGTTTTTAAATCGAAAAGAAATCGAAACGCTCAAGGTCGGACAAAGAGAAACAGCCTCAAACTGGATCGGTGAGAAAGGGAGCATCGTAGGTTTAGAGAAAGCCTCTGTTAACTCTAACGGAGTTCTCACAGAGATACCAAACTCCACTCGAAAACTTATGATCTCATTACCTTTGGGGGAAACTCCTTTAGGGTATGAGATTGAGGTCAACTACACTTGTGGTAATGGGACTGGAGTAGTAGGTGAGATCAGATTAAATAACTTTAGCTACTTTCAAGTGGGAGATCTCAGCTTCACTTATGAAGAGGAGAGAAGATAATGGTATATGATTTCGACCCACGCACAAATAGAGAAAACTTAAACTCAAAGTCCTACCCTAGACGACTCCTAGAGGACATAATTACCAACAAAATCGTAGACTCCATGTCCTTCGGGACTGCCTCAAACTACCTCACTCGTAGCTATGGCCCGAACCATAGGGTTATCTACGAGGGTGTAGGCCGACTCCTTGCAGGATTATTAGTAGACACCTTAGATAACCTAGAAGATGTTGAATACTCCCAACTAAGAGCTGAGTTTATTGCTACTCGCCTCATGTACCTTGTGTTCCCCGATGAGGACTCTGTACCTGTCGGGGATACACATGAAGAGACTATCTCTTTTCTCCTACAAACCTATGAAGCTCTATTAAAAGGGGCGACTAAAAAATCTGTCGATGAAGTGTTGAATGACATCGCTGAAGGAAATGCCGTTGTACTTAGCAACATCGAGGGATATATCGCTAACATCAAGTCCTCTATCCTCGCTACAACAGAATACAACACAGATGGGGTGTTTTCCAAACACAGACACTTTGCCTTCACTGATGAATCTGGACTAGGTTCTACCAACAAGCCGATTGAATATAAATGGGGAGATGAACTTCATACACACGACATTATTGACGGAGTTATTCAGCCACACATAGATGCTGACGGAAACTCTCACTCCCATGAGGTTTATCTTGGGATACCAGAAAACATCATAAGATTACAAACGAACTTACGCAAGGTTTTAAGGGTAACCAAACCCGCACATATTAAAACAGGTGAGGTTTCCTCAGTCATTGATGAGGACATACCTATTCTCTCTAAAGGGAAAGGAGATGTGTTTAGCCCTATTCTCGGAATCGACCCTGCTCAAACAGATGCTCTGATAATCGAGGGCAACAAGATTGACGCAACACTACCATATTACAACCAAAACGCACAGTATGGGCTTGTTGGAGTCTCGCTAGGGTCTTTCTTCCAAGAAGAGATGAGGAAGGCTAGGGAGGGTGTTTACGAAGAATATTTCTACGGGTATGCGTCTGGTAATACCATTCGTGTATGGAGGACTAATGTCCAAGTAGCAGACAACCTCGTCCTCAGTGATGATGACTCCAACACAGCAGATCAAAAGTTTAGGGTCATAGAGGTCGAAAGTGGTATTAAACCAGTAGATGGCATCTATCAGAAAATGACTGGTAGTGATGGAGTAGAATACACAACTAAAACAATACGGGATTTGAATCGTGGTGCGAGTTCTTCACTGAAACCCATAAATGTCGCTGATGTAGAGATCATTAATGGGAGTATGTACCCAATAGAGGAAAACGGTATAAGAGAGGGTCGGGCAGGTGATACACAATCCTTAAATGATGGTGAGCCTATCTTCCTAAAAGATAAAGTGTACTTCTGTGAGTTAAAATCTGACTTGGGTCAATACCTTTTGAGTTTTGATTCTGTTCGTGAACCTATGATGTCTGGTCATAGGGTAGGTCTTGTAGCGACTGTCATCACTGTAGATTCTAGGATACAACAAGAAGGGTTGATCAAGTTCAAAAACAACTCATCTCCTTGGAATGTTAGAGATGAATTAAAGTACGAGACAGTTACCTTCACTAACACTTTTGATGTGGCTAGATGGGGTGTAAACTACAACTACGCTATAAACCTACCCAACTTTATCGTGAAAGATATGCTCAAATCTATAGGCACACTGCCTGTGTCTATGAATGACATCACCATAAAAATAGACAAAGGAGCAGGGTTCGTAGATCCCGATTACTCTTATTCTAACCTATTCTTAGAATCTATCAACTGGTATACATACTCAGATAAAGATGGGATCATGCGTATAAGTGATCGGACTTATACCACTGTGGGGGCTAATAACTATAATAACCCACTTATAAGTTCGGGACATAAAGTTTCAATCACATATCCCAAATCCAAATCGGAAATCAGACGCTTCAGAGAACTTAATAGTCTTGAGATGACCCTCAATGCCACAAGACCAGCTCGTAAAGTCTCCGACTCTGGTAGAGGGTTATTAGGTCAAAACAGAGTCATTGGGACAACATCACCAATCTCTTATGTACTTAATGAACCACAACCTGTCACCCCTTTCACACAAGAACAAAAGACTGCTACCTACTCTGCGGGTAGTTCCGACCTGCTCAATACAAAAAATCAAAATCTATATGCAAACACAATCACAGACCCTTTAGTCTTTAATAGCACATACACCCTCAATAACTTCTCACTCAATCAAACAGCAACTCAAGATCAAGTCTTTAAGCCGTCTACGAAAACCATCACTACATCAAACCCTAAGATTTCTTTTTATCTCCTGGGATTTAGACCCTCGTACATCACCTCCGTGGTCGATAGTAGTGCTGTGTCTTATGCCTATACACTCAATCAAGATCATGTCTTAGTCAGTGGATTAACAAGTGAAAAAACACTGACCATTACTGGTATCTCTTCTAACCCATTCTCCTCTGATCTTGATTGGTACAAAGGAGAAAAGTTAGCAGAAGGTCAAGCGTTCTACAAACACACCTCCACTAATGAATTAGATGTCTTCTCGGAGTCTACTCCTGAAGAATACATGACGAACCCTCTAGGTCTTGCATACGACAAAAACGGTGTTGTATCCGATCAAATACGCTCTGTATACTCTATGGAAGACACTAAAACATCGGGTATAGAGGGTGAACTAGACTTTTATGAGGACAAGGTTACAGGGTATGAGTTTAAGCAAGATGAAGACGGAAGGGATGGGTTTGCTAGTGAATATAATACGCAATGCACACAAGATGAAGTTCTTTACCCAGATCCGACTCTATATGTGTTAGGCCCAATATCCACATTAACAGGGGGTGTGCCTGTAAACACGATCCCCACATATCTCTTCTTTGGGTACTTTATGCTTATTGACCAAGATAGCAACAATGATATTGTATACTACCTCTCCATATATCGAATAGATGCTAATGGGGATAAGCAATATCAAACACTAACACCAATACAAGATTCAAATGGAGATGACGCTTTACAGGTGTCGGGAACACTACCAGAATCTAATGGCTCTCCACTTGCATATAGATTCTTAGGGAATAATGGGTTTGGAAGTCTTGAATACAACCAAATGAGTTCTACTGCTTACGCTAATATCTCATTTAATCACATACCTAATGAGACCTATTATATGGAAGTCTTCTTTGAACGATCACCAGCAGGAGGGGCTTCTTTTCTTGGTTTTACAGCCAGAGGTTCAAACTCAGATGTAAACCTCTCTGATACTTGGTTTAACTTAAATCAAGACGCAAATCAGAATGAAGTTGAGTTCTTAGGTCAAGGTGGCACAGATGTTTCGGAAACATACGAAGTCACATTCACTAATAATCCTGGTGGGGGTGAGATAGATACGATCAGTAATATCGCTGACCCAGACGCAGGGGCAACAAAAGACACCGAAAATGTAGGGGTGACTCACACCACCACTACTACTACTTATTCCGCTACGGACTACTATCCTATCAGACCCTTAGAATATGACTACGGGTATAAAAGACTATTCACTGAGAGTTAATAACTCTTTTATACATTGGTAATATGTAAACAAGACCCCCCACAATTTTTAGATTGGAGGACAATATGATACACACGAAAATCCCACCACCAAAAACGACTGCTATTAACTTTGGATTAGGTTTCTCAGAAGGAATCGGAGTTAAAATCAAAGGGGATGTTTTTGGGGTTCTCCAACATAAAGACGGTCAAGAAGAAATCGTCTTAGATAAATCAAATATATACACACTAGATGGTGGGATTTTAGCCGCTATCTTGTTTTCCAAAAACTTAGGTGTGGGTAATTTTCGTGGCATTGATATGTTAGCTGTTGGAACAGGAGCATCGGGATCAACTGCGAGTCCCGACATCGCTGATTATAGGCAAAGAATTATCAACACACCCCTTTATCGTAAAGAATTTTCAAGTGTTGTTTATCGAAACTCTAACGGTACTCTAGCTTCAGTTCCCACAAACATCGTAGACTTCACAACTACATTTGATGCTTCGGATGCTGTTGGTGCATTAACTGAGATGGGGTTGGTGTGTACTACTGACGGTATAGGAAATGCCCCACAAGACTTCGATCAGTTAGCGGATGCTTTTCCTGTTCGCACATTGACTACAGACATCACCACAAAAGACATCTTAGTAAATTACCTCACTTTTCCAGTAATCAATAAACCCGCAGGGTCTATATTAGCGATTACTTGGCGTTTAACATTCTAAGAGAGGGTTTAAGTAATGTCACAAAAGTATTTACCCTCTACAAGTAGAGATTTAGACCCCACAAATTATGCGTGGGACTCCATTGTATATCAAGCTGGGAGACCCATGCTTGATAGTGAACTTAACCTCACCCAAGATATCCTCAATAAGAAAAACACCCTCCCAAGTGGAATGATTTCTTATCAAGGTGAAGATGACTCTGTGGGTTCATTCGCATATGAAAAACCGTATGTTGAGGGTGTTCTAAACGGCAACTTCACTGCTAACACCTTCATCATTAATCCGTTCAAAGCAATGGTAAATGGAATAGTGATTGATGTACGAAACACAAATGCTACCGATGGTACGAATAAAATCACCCTACCAGCACCAGATGCAGGGTCTGGGCCAGGTGATCGTGGGGATTTTGTTTTCCTTGAAGTATGGCGAAAAGATGTGACTCCTGCCATGCAGTCAAAGTCTAGGATTAAGTTACTTTCCCCCCAAGCTAATGACACATTCACCTTTAAAAAGGGTGGTGGAGCAAATGATGTAGTCCTCACTGTGGACACTACTTTTGCAATAGGGGCTTCTCTAGCTCACACAGCTCGCAATATGGCTTCATACATAAATGATCATGGTGGGGCAGGGTTAGGACTCACTGTTGATGGTGTTACCACATTTGCCGAAACTAGAGGTACAGAGTTTGTATTCCTAAACCATAATGGTGGAGCTAGTGGGAACTATACTGGTGGAGCTAGCTTTACCTTAGCCTCTTCAGATGTTACAGGGATTGAAATCCAAATACAACCTTCTGGTGGTTCTGATGGTGACGGAAAGCCTTCTGCTACTACAGTTTATTATGCAGGGAATGTACTATCTGATATTTCAACGCACCTACCTGATGATATACAAGACCCAAATGTAAATGTATCTTCTACTCGAAGGATACAAGTTCAGTATCGTATCAGGACTCAACAAAATCTTAATCTTTCACATCAGATTTTCGGGTTTGAAAATGGAATCCTCTACGCACAAGGGTCACAAGGTGCTCCTGTAAACACAAAATCTTTTAGTAAACATTCTACTGACACAGGTTTATGGTATGCTGGAGATGGTTCAGAAGCCGATGCCACTGCATTAGGTACTGTTGATGG